GGAGAAAATTTATCTCCAGAGCAGAAAGCAGATCAAAGATTTATCCTATCTGAGTTTGTTAAGTATGCTAAGATGGCTAATCAGCTATACTTAGTTACACAGGGTTCTAATTTTGATACAGCTTCTTTTAATGATCCATTTTTAGTATTTAAGAAAATGGAACAACTTAAAAAAGCAAAAACATCTATTGTATCTTCCGTAGATGATATATTAGAAAATTCTTTCATAGGAAATTTAAGTGATTTATTGCTTAAATTAAGAAATGCTCTTTCTACAATACTTGTTTCTGACCAAACTAATGTTAGAGGAGTTATGGAAAAAGTGTTACTTCCGTATATAAATGAATCGGATAGGGATTTTGTTAAAATTTCTCAAAAGGCAGTGAATGATCTTTTTGATTGGGCAGTGCAGAATGATAGAGATCTTAATACAATGGTACAAAGAATTCTTTTAGAAAATAACAATGTGGCTAAACAAATGTCAGATTTTATTGTAGATGTTAAAAAATCTAGCAAACATCCTTTAAAAGATAATATTTTAATAAATAGTCTTGTTCCTGTATTTTCTCAAAAACTAGAAAACGGAACAAACAATTTAAAGATTGTTGGTAGAGATAATAAAGTGTATGATCAAAATCAAATTATCTATGCTTTTGAAGAACTAAAACAATATTTTAAAGGTATAAAAAGTCCTTTATATGGAAACTTAGTTAGGCTCGCTGTTTTGCAATCTGGATTAAATAGGTCTCCAATATCATTTACATCTCTTATTCCTTATGAAGATTTTAAAGAAATCTACAATAAGACCCTATCAAAGCTTGAGACAATTCCAAATCTTAATGATTTTTATAAATTAGGAGTTTTTCAAAGAAATAATTGGAATGATGGAGATGTTGTTCCTAGTAGAAGACTAGTTAAAAAACAAGATCAATTTGGTAATTGGAGATATAAAAATTTTGACTTTTTTAGAAATTTATCTGGGTTTAATAAACCTATGGAAACTGGAGATATTCCTCAATTGATTAAGTTTAATACAAAATCCAGGGAAGCAGACTCTGACTATGTTGTGTTTACATGGGAAGTGGGAAATAAATATGAGAAAGAAGCTATGAGAAAGAAAGGTGATTATTCTTATATCAAAAAAGGACTTTTCAAAAAAATATATAATGGAGATATACCATTTACTAATGAATATACAATGAATAAAGATGGACAAAATATTGTTATTACTGAATATATTTATAAAATGGTTAATGCTTGGGGAGACTCTTTCAGGGCTGTAGAAATGTATGATGTAGCTAAAAAATCTAAGATAGATAATGGATTTTTAAAAGTGGAACAAGAAAAAGAAGATGATGAAATTTTATCATATTTAGATGAAAATTTAGTATCTTTGGAGTCTACAACTACTGAAAAAACAGTGTCTCTTAAAGATGGAAAAACATATTCATCTGAGCAATTAAACACAAAAATGCTTGTAGACATGGGCTACACATTGGCTGAAGCAGGAACAATAATTAAAAATAATAAATGTTAAAATATGGCATGTCCTAATATAAATCTTGATTCTTGGAAATTGTTAGTAGCAGCTAGAGGAGAGAATGTTGCTTATGCTTTATGGGATCTTTATGAAGGAAATGTTCCTGAAAGTGAGAGTAAAAGTTCTATTGTTAAAGCTGGATTAAAATCTGTAGATGCTTTACAATCTGAGAAGGCTATTAAACTTTTTTCTTCCTTAGAAAAGAATAGAGTGAAAGGAGATGCTTTTTGGAACAAGGTACAATCTGATCTTAGTATTCCTAAAGACCAAATAGAACTTCTCAAATCATTTAATACAACAGATCGTAATGAGTTGATTACCAACATGTTAGCTAATTATAGTTATGCTATTGAGATTAATGTTGCTAAAAATAAAATAGGTTCTGATATTTATGGTAAAAGTTCTGAACCTAAACAAATAACCGATGAAAATTCTGCTATGGCTTTAGGAGCTGAAGTTGGGGATTATTTTATTGAATATATTACAGAAGATGGGGATCCTGATATAGCAATTTTTAAAACATTAGAAGAGGCTAACAGAGCTTTTAATACTCAAAGAGCTGCTAATAATAGTTCTGTATATTCTAACCTAACAGTTCCAGGAGGAACCAATTATACAGAAAATGAAATAGCTACACCAGCTATTACTCCTTCTATTAAAGGACATGCTCAGTTTGCTACAGATCAAGGTATTGGTTGGTTTAGAAGTGATGATTCTATAGTTGGTATTCAAAATAGAAAAGCACTACCTCAAGAAATAGAAGAAGTTAGAGATACTGAAGGTGCTCAAGCAGCTAAAGAATTAGAAAAAAATGGCATTCCTGGTGTTGGAGGTACACCTACTACAACTCGTAGAATACTAGAAGTACAATCTGATCTTTTTCAGAAGGGTAGAGATAGTAAAGTTCTTTCTAAAAAGCTTGATATTAAAAAAGTAGGAGATACATTTATATCTAATGGTGAAAAGTTTACAGTTACAAATATTGACACAGATTCTAATCTTTATGAATTAATTACAATTTCAAATCAAGAAGGTAAAACAGCTACTTTAAGAAGAAGTGCGTTAGAAAAAAGATTTGATGAAAGAGGAGATAATAGTTCAGATAATCAATTCCTCCAACTTCTAAACAAAAACTCTAACTGGGTTACATTCTTTATTAAATCTATTCTACAAGATAGTGCTAAAAAAGGATATGAGAAAGTGTTATTCCCTTCTGGTAATACAGCTAGTAAAGTAGAAGGACATACAACATTAGAAGAGTTTAAGAAACAAAAAGAAAATAGAATTAAAGAACTTGAAGAATCTAGTATTTTAAAAAATAAAAATGTTGATGGATTTTATTATATTCAAAGATATTTAGAAGATGAAAATGGTAATGAGGTTTTAACTTGGAGAAAAGTAAGCAATGAAACAGGTAGAGAAAAAACAGCTACTAAAGAAGAAATTGAATCTTTAAAAAGTAAGTTTTCAGAAGAAACTAAAAATGAAATAAATCAACTTAAAAAAGAGCTTGAAGATGTTGAAAAAAATGGTTTTGGTGCTTTAAAACCTATATACAACTTCTATGAGAACACTGTAAAGAATATTTTAAATAAACAATACGGAAAGGATAATGTAAAACAAATTACAGATGAATATGGTAATACATGGAATGAAGTAGAAATTGTTCCTGAAAGAGAACAGAAACAAATTCTTTTACAAAAAGAAGGAATGCCTGCTTCTAAGGCTTCTGCTGAAACACTTTCTAAGGTGAAGGAAGCTGCTAAAAAAATGGGTATTAGTATTCAGCAGCTTTCTGATTATTTAAAAGGTAATAAAGACGTAACAACAAAAGGAATAAATGGACTGGCAGATCTTGTTAGAGGGATAATTGCTGTAGCAGAGGGGAAAGAAGATGTTGCTCTCACAGAAGAAATGGTACACGTAGCAACAGCTATTTTAGAACAAATGGACCCAAGACTTGTTACAGAAATGATTTCTAAAATAGATAGATTTAAGATATATAAACAAGTCTATGATCAATATAAAGATGTATATAAACTTCCTAATGGAAAACCAGATATACGTAAAATAAAGAAAGAAGCTGTAGATAAACTTTTAGTGGAAGTAATTATTAATAAAGCAGGAGCTACAGAAGCCTATCCTGAATTAATGGAGGAAGCCACTCAATCATTATTTAGAAACTTTTGGAATAAAATATTAGATCTTATAAGAGGTGTATATAGAAAATCCAACATATCTATATTTGAAGAAGTGGGAGCTAGAGTGATTGAAGGTGAGGTGGGAGGAACCATTTCTGATATTTCTGAAGGAGGAATATTTTACCAACTATCTGATGCACAAAAGAAAGTGCAAGAAAAAATACAGGAAACAAGAAATTCTATTAACAAAGTGGTTAGTGATGAAAAGTCTGATGAAGTGTTAGCAGATTCAGATGAGTCTACCAACTGGTATGAAATATCTCTTCCTGATGGTACAAAACAAAAAATAACCAAAAGGGTGACAGATCTTGTTAAAGAGTGGTATAAGAAAAGATTTAAAGATAAAAAATTCACTCCAGAAGAAAAGGCTTTTAACGAGATGAAAAGAAAATATGGGGTGGAGGGGCATGCTGATTTTGAAGAAATACATAATAGATATTATAATAAAGATGGTACAAAAAAGACCACTCCTGATCCAAGACCTGTAAAATTCAATCTTCCTTCTGAAGAAATGTATAATATGTTGGAAAACTATTATGTAAGTCTTTTACAAACATTAGATAAAGATGCATTAGTTTTCTCGGAAGTTATAGTTTACAATCCTAAAGATAAAAGAGCTGGTACAATAGACTTCTTAGCTGTAGATCCTTCGGGGAAAGGACATATTCTTGATTGGAAGTTTATGCAAATAAACGGTGAAGATGTTGCATGGTTTAAACAAGGAGCCTTTGATATTCAGCTTGGTACATATAAAAATATTCTTAAAGACTTTTATGGAATAAAAGAATTTGGAATGAATAGAGCTATTCCAATAGCTATGGATTTTGGGTATAAAGAAAAAGGCAATAAGAGTTCTGGCCTTGAATTAAAAGGAATAGCTATAGGTTCTATAGATAAAACTAAAATACAAGATCTTAGACTTGTGCCTGTTTCTGAACAAACAGAATCTACAGGATATGAAGATCTTGATAATATTATTAAAAAACTAAATTCCATGCTTAAACAAATAGGCAAGGAAGAAGTAACAGATGATGATGAGCGTTTATTTAAAATAGAGCGTTTAAACACTATTAGAAAAGCTGTTCGTCTTTTACAGGGACAAAATAATATTGCTTCTTTAATTGATGTTGTAGGTATTATGAGAGAAGAGGGTGACCAGCTATTAAATGATTATAACACTATTTATAAAAATAGACCAGCTTCTTCTAACGATTCAAATAATAAAGAACTTTCAGATTTTGCAGAGAAGATGAGAGTGCACTTAAGAATTATTGATGTTTTTGAAAATATAGGAAGAGACATAGGCCACCTTGTGTATACAAAGGATATGTTGGAAAATGCTAAGACAGAAGAAGAAAGAGAAGATGTAGCAAGAAGAAAAGATATACATGATCAGTTGATGGCCCAATCTAATGCTATTTACAGATCAAAAGAACAATTAACGAAAGCTGCTCAGGATTTTGCAGATAAACATGTAGGGCAAAGAAACCTTGTATTTGGACTTCTATCCCCCGAAGCTGTTATTAAAGGACTTTCTTCTAATTTTAGAGGTATATCAGAACTTCCTTCTAAAGCATTACAATTGTTATACAAAGTGGTGAGAGGTGCCCAAGGAGAAGCTTCTAAAGCATCGTTAGAAAGAGTACAAAAACTAATGGATATTAGGAAGAAATTAGCAGAACAGGGGGGAGATCTTAGAACAATAGTGCAACAGATATATCAAAAGGATGATAAAGGAGGTATTGTTAATAAACTTATTCATAGATATAGCAGAAAATTCCATGAAGAAGTGGATGCAAAAGCTAAAGAAGGTGGAGATAAACAATGGCTTTTAGACAATATTGATGTAGAGGAGTATAAAAAAGAAGCTAATAAACGTCTTGAAGATCAAATTAAAAAAATAGAAAGACAGATATATACAAGTGATAAAAATGAGAATGAGGCTATAAGAGTTAAAAATATTAAAGAAGCTCAAGAGATGTGGGATATTGATAATAAAAACTTTAATGGTTGGAATAACTATATCATTAAAAGACATCCTCTCCCAAAATGGTATTCAGAAGAATACAAAAACATTCTTAAAAATCCAATTCTTTTAGAACTTTATAATTTCATAGGTAGTATAAATGAAGAAGCTAAAGAGGCTGGATATATCACTAATAAAGTGATGAAAACATTCCTACCGTTTGTTAGGAAAGGAGCTGCTGAAGAACTAGCTTGGGATCATAGTATTTCTCCTTTAAAGAATTTTTCAGAGAGTCTTAAAATGCAAACAGATGATGTAGGATTTGGAAGTTTTAATGAGCTTACAGGTGAACTAGAAAATTCTGTTCCTAAGTATTACACATATGATTTTACTAGAAAAGATGGTGTAAATGATTATTCTGACGTAAGCGAAGATCTTTTTAAGAATATGATTTTATACATCCAACAAATGGAAAAGTATAAATATCTTTCTGCTGTAGAAGGACAATTACAATTAGTAAAAACTGTAGAGCAATTTAAAGGGCATTTAGCTACAGATAGATCAGCAAATGTTGTTAAACAAGGTGGTAAAATAATAGAAATACCAGGAAATGAAGAAAACACTAAAATGTATGATGACTTTTTAAGAGTGTTGTTATACGGACAAAAGTATGTTCTTTCTGATACAGACACTCCTTTAAATGTAGGTAAAGTGTTAAACTTTGTAAAAAATGGTGTAAACACTATTACAGGCAGAGAAGTATTTAAAATAGATGAGGAGCCTTCTGCTACATCTTTAGTAAAAACTATGGACGCAGCAAATAGAGCATTCCAATTAAAAGCTTTAGGGTTTGAATTTATATCTGGAGCTGTAAATATGTTTGGAGGTAATATACAGGTGGCTACACAAGCTGGTGATTATTTTAAAGCAAGAGACTTTCTTAAAAATCAAGCTAAATTAGCTGTACAAAGATTTGATAATGAAGAAGATAGAGAAATATTTGTACAATTAGTTAATACATTCATGCCTCTAAAAGATGATCCATCTACAGATATATATAAATATGAAGCAGGGATGACTGCTCTCACTAGAAAAAATTTAGGGGATATGCTAATGGTTTTTATGAGAAAACCAGAACAACTTATTGAAAAGTCTATTTTTGTCACACTTTTGGAAAACATGATGGTGGATAATGGTAGAATTGTTAATATTAATGATTTTGTAAAAAACAAATACAAAAATAGATATAAATCCTCTTCAGAATATAAACAGTCTAAAGAAGCTATAAAAGCAGAGGTGGAAGAACTTAAGAAAACAAAGTCTATAGCTGTAACTAAAAAACTTGTAAACGGTAAATTAGAAATTCCTGGATTAGATCTTTCAAATCAAAGGGAGTTACAAAGATTGACAGAACTAACTAGAAGAATTTCTAGAAATGCAACAGGAGGTATGTCTGACGGAGATATTAACAGAATGTCAATGTCTGTTTGGACAAATAGTATGATGCTATTTAAAAGCTGGATACCAAAACTTGCTGATACACGTTTCTCAGAATTTAGAAAAGTGAGCGATGATTTTTCTGTAACAGTGGATGAAGATGGTGTTAAAGGGGAGAAATATGATATAGGAAGAATTAGACTTTTGGCTTATGTTTTAGGAACATCTATTCGTGATAAATCAGCAAATATTACGAATTTAATTCAAATGAATGACAAGGGAATTGCTTTGATAGATAAAATGTATGAGGATTTTGCTGAAAAATACGAAAAAAGAACAGGTGAAACTCTTAACATGACTAAAGAAGATTTTGCTGATATGATTAGAACCAATCTAAGAAACGAGATTAAAGAATTAGCTATTCTTGGGGCTTTATTAGGTGTGATGATTTCTCTAGGATTTATGGCTCCTGATGATGAAGAAGATAAAGCAACCAAAAATTTCTTTAGGTATTCACAAAGAGTGGTAGATAAATTTGTTGGAGAGCTTTCTTTCTTCTATAATCCTGTCAATTTTGAAAGTCTTTTGAGTGGAAGTATGTTCCCAGCTATAGGACTTATAACAGATTATACTAGGTTTACTAGTCACTTTGTTAGAGAAGTGACAGGATTTGATATTACAGATCCTACATTATCTGCTGAAGAGGTGAGGAAAAAAGCTATGCCTATTAAATATGCTGCAAAAGCTTTACCTGTAGCAAAGTCTGCTTTAACATATGGAGCAATTTTAAATAATGAGTTTGCCAAAGAATTTGATATAACTATACAAAAAGAAAGTAGTATGAAATAAGGAGTTGTATTGCTATATTATATCTGAATATTTTATGTAATGTATTGATAATAAAGAGAAAAAGGTATCTTTGCATCTTAATCTCGCCTTAATATATTTAATTATGAACGTTACTTGTTCTGCTGAAGTGTGTCCAGTGATACTATCTAGCACCTGCGTTTTTTACGAAGGTGCTAATTTAATATACACTTCTATAAATACAAATGACACGTTAGAGGATGCTCTACAAAAAATAGATGCTAAGTTTGGTGATATTACAGCAGGCTATGCTTTTAATAACGGTATTTATCAACTTTCCCCAGGAAATATAGTACAATTAGGCGGATCTTTATTACAAGACACCACTATTGGTGGTAATTATACATTATCTTTTACAGGATTTTTAGAAGCATCTAAATTTATTACAACTGGGGGAACATCTTCTGATTTTGTAAAAGGAGATGGATCTTTAGATAGCACCACTTACCAACCAGCTGGAGACTATATTACTGATCTTTATGGTGATGGAGTGGCTTCTGGCCCAGGTAATAGTCAATTTACGCTATCTACCGTGAACACCAATCCTGGTATTTATGGGTCTGATATATCAGTACCTGTAATCACCGTAAATGCAAAAGGACTTGTAACTAATATCACTCCTCAATTAATAGCACTTCCATCAGCCTCATTAAGCTTTGTGGGAGATGTAACAGGATCTGGATCTACAGGATCCCCTGTAACACTTACATTAAAAACTGTAAACACTAATGTTTATGGGAGCAATACTTTCTTAAAATTCGCTGTAAATGGTAAAGGATTAGTCACATCAGCCACTCCAGTGGTTTATGGGGACATCACTTCTGCATTAGGATTTGTTCCTGTTCCAGAAAGTAGAACACTCACTATTAATGGTGTTACATACGATCTTTCAGCCAATAGAAGCTGGTCTATTGTAGCAGGTGTTTCTAGTGTAGTGGGAACAGCACCTATATCTGCATCTAATTTATTAGGCACTGTTACAGTGTCTATTTCAAAGGCTGATATTGCTACAGATGGATATTTATCTTTTTCAGATTGGAACACTTTTAATAATAAACTTTCCACAATTTCAGGAATTGCAGCAGGTGGTGAGCTTAGTGGAACATATCCAAATCCATCTTTAGTTAATTCTGCTGTTATAGGTAAAGTGTTAACAGGCCTTAATTTAACAGGTGGAGGAACAATAGTCTCCACTGATACTATTTTACAAGCTTTTGGTAAAGTGCAGAATCAAATAAGTGCTTTATTAGGTAGTGTTAGTTACCAAGGAATTTGGAACGCAAATACTAATACCCCTACATTAACTTCAGGTGTAGGAACAAAAGGATATTATTATGTTGTAAATGCAGCAGGTAGTACAAATCTTGATGGTATTACAGACTGGAAGGTGGGGGATTGGGCTATATTCAACGGTACTGCGTGGGATAAAGTGGATAATACAGATGCAGTGAGTTCTGTAAATGGATATACAGGACCAGTTAGTCTTGTAACAGGAGATGTATTTGAGGGAGCTGGTAGTCTTCCAGGTAGACCTTCTCAATTATATTTTACAAATTCAAGAGCAAGAACTGCTATTAGTCTTACTACTACTGGTACAAGTGGTGCTTCCACTTATGATCCATTAACAGGTATATTTAACATACCAAATTATACACCAGATTTAAGTGGGTATGTTACTTTGGCAAATACTCAAACAATAACAGGAGTAAAGAATTTTGATTTAGGTATAAATATTAAGAATGGAACTTTCCCCATAGCTAATGGATATACAGGAATAGGTTCTCAAACAAATGGTTTAATTATTAATGTAACAGGTGGGGGATTTGGAGTAGCACATAATCTACTATTTAATACTGCATTACCATATTCATATACATTCCCTTCAGCAACAGGAACTTTGGCATTAACAAGTGATCTATCTACTTATGTTCCTACATCAAGAACATTGACAATTAATGGAACTACTTATGACTTATCAGCAGATAGAAGCTGGAGTGTAGGTACAGTTACATCAGTTGGGCTTACAATGCCTTCAGCATTTACAGTGTCTTTATCTCCAATAACTTCCTCAGGAAGTATTGTTGTAACAGGCGCAGGATTATCAAGTCAATATGTACGTGGTGATGGGACACTAGGTGTATTCCCAACAGTGGGTGGTGGTGGTGGAGGTAGTGTATATTATTTAAATGGAAACACATCCCAAGGTAGTATAGCAGGTACAACAATGTATCAGTTAAGTAAATTATCTGCCAGTGGAACATCTGCTAATTTTACAAGCAGTACAATAGGAACAATTGCTTCGTTTATTACTGACATAGGAGACCCTAATCAATTAAGTGTTCCTGGAGGTATTTGGGTATTTGAATGTTATTTCTCTGTAGCTGGTATTGGTGCAAGTCCCGCAACCATTCAAGCTGTTGTTAAGAAATGGGATGGAGCCTCACTCACTCTAATTAGTAGTGGTACCATTGAAGAATTAACTAATGGTGCTACTAAAGACCTATATACATTAGGAGTTAGTATACCAAGCGGAGTTACATTAGCTCTTACAGATAGAATTGTAATTGAGATTCAAATAGTTAATCCTAATGGTAAAACAGTAACTTTATACACGGAGAATGGAAATATATCAAGCGTAACAACAACATTTGCAAACGGTATTTCCTCAATAAATGGATTGACGACAGCAGCACAAACTTTAGGTGTAGGTACAAGTGGAGCTGATTTTGGTATAAGCTCCGTTGGTTCTTCTCACACTTTTAACCTACCGACAGCAAGTGCAATAAACAGAGGTGCCTTATCTTCAGCTGACTGGACAACTTTTAATAGTAAGCAAAACACCATTACTCTCACTACAACAGGAACAAGTGGAGCTGCTACATTAATTGGAAGTACATTAAATATTCCTCAATATCAAGCTGTTCTTACAAATCCTATCACAGGTACAGGTACAACTAATTTTGTACCAAAATTTACAGGTTCAACAACTTTAGGTGATAGTCTTATATATGATAATGGCTCAACAGTAGGTATAAATACAACCATTCCATCAGTTTCTTATAAATTAGATGTAAATGGTGCTGTTAGAGTGTCTAGTACATTAAATTTAGGATCATTTGTTAATTTAACCACAGCCAATGCTTTTGGCTTAAATTACTTTCAAGTGGGTGCAGCGACATCAGGTAATGGTATTGCAGCAAGTTTTTCTCCTAACGGCAACCCATCTGGATATGGATATAATTTCCAATTTAGTACATCACAAACAAGTTCTAACAATAGTAATTTATTAATTATTGGCGGTAATAATTTAGCAGGAACGGGGGCTACTAATAAACATGTAATAGCTGTAGACAATAGTGCTGTAACAAGTAGACCTTTAATTTTTAAAGTTGCGCCTACTAATACTGGGTGGGGAAGCACTAACGAACACATGACATTGTTTGGAACAGGTAACTTAGTTTTACAAAATAGTACTGCTACTGCAACAGATGCTGGATATAGATTAGATGTTAATGGTACTTCTAATTTCTACACTTCAACAGTTGGAGCAACAGTTTTAACAGTTCAAGGGTCTACAGGTCAATTATTTACTGTTTCAGATATAACCACTGGTAATTTATTACAAGTGAATGATGTTTCAGGACTTCCTTTAATGGCTGTAAATGCTAATGGAGCAATGTATATGTATTCAGCTACATTAACAGGTATAACAGCTTCACCTACAACAGCTTATTCAATAGATGAATCAACTGGAACAGCCGCATATTTTGATTACAGAGTTACAAATACAGTTAATAATGGATGGAGAGCAGGAACAGTGATGGCAGTTTGGAATCCAACAGCTAATGTGGTTGAATTTACAGACACTTCCACTGCAGACCTTACAGCAACAACAGCAGGCCTTTCATGGTCTGTAAGTATAAGTGGAACAAGTGTTCAATTAATAGCAACAATTACTTCTGGTACATGGAATATTAAAATAGGAGCAAGAGTGATATGAGTAGGATAACAATTAAAGGACAAACAGTTTATGGAGTTAAACCTATTGTAACAGATGGGCTTGTTTTATATTTAGATGCAGCTAATACTAAAAGTTATCCTGGTACAGGTACAACATGGACTGATTTAAGTGGTTACAATAGTAACGGCACATTAACAAATGGACCAACATTTAATCCTTCTAATGGGGGCAGTATTGTGTTTGATGGAACAAACGATTTTGTGTTATTAAAAAGTGGAGCGGCTTTATTAACACAAACTTCCAATATAACTATGGAAATTTGGTTTTATAAAACAGGTACAGGATTAAACTATAGATTATTTTATAATGGAAATAGTGGTGCAAATGGATATGGATTTTATACAGGAGTGTGTAGTACACCTACAACATTATTAGGAATACTTTTTGGTGGTGTGGCTTGTAATGTCGTATCAACAACAGTAGCTATAAATACATGGTATCACGCTGTTTTCACTAATGCACCAGGTAATATTAACACTTTATACTTAAATGGAGTGGCTGTTAGTACAGCAAATCAATCTTTTGTAGCACCAACAACTGAGACAACAATAGGTGCTGCTACAAATGCTTCTAATGCTTATGCTGGTAGAATAGCAATAGCAAAATTATACAATCGTGCTTTATCAGCATCAGAAGTACTACAAAATTATAATGCTTTAAAAAGTAGGTTTGGATTATGAGCAGTTTAATAGGAGCAAATAATATTATAACAGATGGATTAGTTATGTATTTGGATGCAGCTAATATTAATTCTTATTCAGGAACAGGAACAGTATGGAATGATTTAAGTCCTTATAAAACAAATGCTACACTAGTTAATGGTCCTGCGTACACTTCAGCTAATGCTGGTGGTATTGTATTTGATGGTACTAATGATGGAGTCACTTTGCAAGCTTCAACACTTTGGAATGTTGGTGCTGCTGATTTTACTATTGAATTCTGGTTTAGAAGGACTGGCACTAGTCAAGCTTATGGTAGATATTTTCAATTAAGTAATGGTGATACTTTTAGTGCATTTAGTTTAGCTGTAAAAGGGACAAACCAAGATCAATTATCATTTTCTATGGCTTCTGCAAATGGTAGTTGGGGTGTTTTAAATGATGCTACAATAGGTACTTTAACAGCAGGACGATTCAATCATGTTGTTATTTCAAGAATAGGGACAAATTTTTATCTATATTTAAACACAGTTCAAAGTCTGATTACTACTAGTGCAGCATCATTGTATTATGCAGCAGGAGGAGTACCTATAATTGGAGGTCAAACAATTGGTACAACTAGATCTTTATCTGGTATAATTTCTTTGTTTAAATTTTATAAAGGAAAAGGGCTTACATTAGCCGAAGTAACACAAAATTATAATGCATTAAAAGGAAGATTTGGACTGTAAATAATATGAGAGTAGACAGTTTATGATATTTGATGTTACAGAATTAGATACACCAGAGTGGCAAAACATTCATATAACAATTTAAAAACTTTACCTATTGGATAGTGAAAATAGGATAAAAAATGGCACAAGAGTTTGTAGCAAGGAAAGGTCTTTTAGTTCCAAGTGGTAATGTAGGTATAGGAGTTACTCCGAGTGCGTGGGATGGAACATTAGTCAAAGCTATTCAATTAGCAGATAATGGGGCTTCATTATCAAGTTTTTCAACAGGAAATACAAGTGGTAAATTTGCGATATTATCAAACAATGCTTATTATGATAGTGGTGGCTGGAAATATTTACAAAGTTCTGCATCTGCTCAATACAGAATAGCTAATCAGGAACATCAATGGTTCACCGCCCCTTCAGGCACAGCAGGTAACGCTATCAGCTTTACACAAGTAATGACCTTAGATGCAAGTGGAAGGTTATTAATTGGAACTACAAGTAGTACTGGTGTTGATAAGGTTAGAATAAATAATGACGGCACAACATCTTATTCAACTGTAAATATTACAAATGCTAACTCAACAGCTAATATGTATGTTGGTGTTGGAGGTAATAGTGTTGCAAATGTCAATTTAAGAGATAATGCTTATATATGGAATGCAGCAGCATCCGCATTAGCTTTTGGAACTAGTGATACCGAACGTATGCGCATCACCTCATCAGGTAACGTAGGTATAGGTACTACTTCACCTTCGACTAAACTAGATGTAACAGGTACAGTAACAGCTACATCATTTAGTGGTGCTGGAACAGGTTTAACAGGAACAGCATCAAGTTTAAGTATTGGTGGTACAGCAGCATCAGTTTCTACTTCTACAACAACAGGTATTGTTTCAAGTTTTTCTACAACAATTAATACTACCACACCTGGTACTGGAACCTATGGTATAAGCTTTGCTGGAAGTAGTATCTCAGACAACGCTTCTGGAATTACTTGGGCTTGGTCTGGAAATACAGCACAAGCAGGTATTTATGTACAATCAAGTGGAAATTATGGTACAAAGATGTATATTGCAACAACAGATTCTTTTGCTACAGGAGCAAAAACTGCTATTAGTATTGGTGAAACTGGTATTGTAAATTTTGTTAGGAGTAGACCTACATCTTTAGGTAATATTATTTTAGATGCAGGTAACTATAGTTCCTATGCTTTACCATTAACTGGTGGAACATTATCTGGTAATATCTCTGCAGCAAATATTACTACAGGTGTTAATGTAAATCATATTGTACAACGTGATGCTAGTGGATATATTTATGCTAATTATATTAACTTTAATATATCTGAAAGTGAGAATCCTACTATTAATAGTTTTTTTGTTTCTAATGGTGATGGATGGTCACGTAAAGCCTCGGTAGCTCATGTTAAAAATACTATTCGAGGAGTTGCTGATGGAACCTGGGGAATAAATGTTACTGGAACTGCAGGCGGTGTAGCTTGGGGTAACGTGTCAAGCAAACCTTCTCACATAATGTATTATCAAGGTTTTACTCTTGACGCTAATACAATGGATGTTAATGCTACAGGTTTTACATATTCAGCTAATGCACCATTTACAGGTCCTATTGTTAGATTTAGTGCTGGTGGAAGTTATGATATGTGGTTAAATGCTACTTATAGTGGAGGAGGAAATTCTATTGCATTTAGAACTAGAAATGGTGATGCTGGAACTTTTAATCCTTGGAGAGCTATTTTACATGACGGAAACTACACATTATACTCACCAACATTAACAGGTGGAGGAGCTAGTGGAACTTGGAGTATTAACGTTACAGGTAACGCTGGTACTGCAACAACCGCAACTAACTTATCAGGATTTGATAAAACTAATCCTACATTCGGTGCTGTATATTCAACTAACTGGTTTAGGTCTTATGGAGATACTGGGTTATATAATCAAGATTATGCTTGTCATTTTAGACGTAGTACATCAGCTAGTTTTGGTACATGGGAAATGTTTGGCTATAATAAAGGCGGATATGGTGGATTAAATATTATAGATCCTAGTGGATATTGGAATAATTTTATGTTTGAAAATGGTAATGGGGGTTTATATCAACAAAACGGTAGTGGTTGGGTTTGGCTTCATAATAGAACCTATGGATCTTTTGCTATAGGCCCAAGTGGTACTGTATCAGCTTCTTATAGATTATATGTTGAAGGAAATATATATGCAACGGGTGTAGTGGATTGGGCGTCAGATGTTAGAAAAAAAGAAAATATAGTTACAATAGATAGTTCATTGGAAAAAGTAACTAAATTAAGAGGAGTTTATTTTAACAGAATTGATGATCCGAAGAAAAAAACACAAACAGGTGTAATTGCTCAAGAAGTTAAAGAGATAATGCCAGAGCTAGTAAACTATGACGATATGAATGATAGTTATAGTGTAACCTATGGTAATTTTGCTGGGCTATTTATAGAAGCGATAAAAGAGCAACAAAAAGAAATAAATGAGCTTAAATTAATTATTAATAATCTTAACAAATAAAAGAATAAAATATGGAAACAACTTATACATGGATCATAGAACAGATGCAATGTAAACAACAAGAGGGTGAGTTAACAGATGTTGTAATCAAAGTAAACTGGATAAGAAAGGCTAGTGCTACAAAAGATGGCATAGAATATAGCGTAACAATACCTGGAATTCAAGATTTTACTCAGCCAGATCCTGAAAACTTTATACCGTATGATGAATTAACATATGAACAAATATGTGGTTGGTTAGAAGAGTCTATGAATATGACTATGATTGATACACCTCTATATAACCAATTAAACCTTATAGTTAATCCACCATTAATAGTGCTACCGTTGCCTTGGGAAACAACTACTACCACTACTACAGAGTCTCCCACCACTACTACCACCACAACAACAGAAATTCCTGTATAATTAGAAAATTATACTTATTTTTGTAAAATAACTAAAATTTTAAACCAATGAAATTAAAAATGGAAGAGATACTTCAACTTAATTATGAGTTGAATGGTATGGTCATAACTAAAGATGGTGTACAAGAAGAGCTTTCTAAAGGACTTTTAAAGCAAAAAACTTCGATGAAGAATAAGCTTTACTTCCAAAGACTAAATAAATTAGTACAAGGAGAAGTGAAGATTTTTGAAGATGCTCAAAAGGAACTATTTAAAAGTTTTGGAGAGGAAAAAGATGGGGAAGTTGTAATTCCTACAGAAAAGATAGAAGAATTTAACAAAGAATATAAAGAGGTTTTGGCTTCTGAGATAGAAATAAATCCTTCCACTTTGTGGAGTTCTAATTTAACTATAGAAGATCTTAGTTCCATTGAAACAGAGGAAATATACCCTGTTTTTATGAAGCTTGTAGATCAAGAATAATTAAATAGCTTTTTAAGCGTAAATGGTTAGGAGCTTGTATAAATGAGCTCCTGGCCATTTTTTGCTTGTACAAAAATAAATTTGGCTATTATATATTTATTACATATCTTTGGCCTCCCTCTTTGTTCCTTCCCCAGGAACTTTTATTAACTTATATTAATTTAAACTCTAATGGATTCTGAACAAATTAAGTTAGAATTTACAAACATGGACCAAAGATTAACAGAAATGGAAGAAAAAATTGATTCAATTGATAAAAAATTGAATCAAGTGGTTGATGCAATATTAGGGAACCCCTTAACAAAGGAAGGTGGGTTTATAAATGATATAAATTTATTAAAAGCCAAAATAGAGCATTTAGAGAAAGAGCAGGAAAAAACAAAAGAGTTTAAAAATAAAATTATGTGGACCGTGGGTATATTAGTATCTATAGGGGCCATATTACAATATATTACAAACTTATATTCAAATTTTAAAAAATAATATGGAAAACAAAAATATAAACTGGATGAATTTTACAGGGAGTCTTATTGTTATAATAATGTCTTTAAGCATTTTTTATACATTAATGGATAAAGAAATTCCTACATCTAACAGAGAATTATTAATAGCTTTCGTGGCTTCATTATTTGGAGCAACAGTGGCATCAATTAAAAAAATAACAGGAGGAAAATAGTATGATAAAGAAGTTTATTAATTTTATAGGAGGATTTTTTTCATCTTCCAGCGAGAACTCTAGTAAAAGACTTGTAGGTATTGTAGGTGCATTCACTTTTTTCTACACTTTTCACGTAAATTCAAAAACAGAGGAACATTTTACCACTTCAGATACTTTTATCTGGGCTAATGTAATTGTTATTTCAGTGGCTTTAGGCCTCACTAGTGTAGAATCTATAGGTAATATAGTGGCTAAAATAAAAAACCCTTCAGAAAAATAATTTAATTATAAAAAAATCATAATATATGCAACTATCAGAACATTTATCATTAGCAGAAGTGATGCGCAGTGAGTCTGCAAAAAGACATGGTATATCTAATATGCCTACAGAAGAACATATTGAAAACTTTAAAAAGCTTGCTTTAAATATTTTTGAACCTATTCGTACTTATTTTAATGTAGCTATTCATGTATCATCTGGATATAGATCTGCTGCTCTAAATAGAGCAATAGGAGGAGCAGTAAGTTCTCAGCACTGCAAAGGGGAGGCTATAGATATAGATATGGATGGTACTTCTATTACTAATAAGCAAATATTTGATTATATTAAAGACAACTTAAAATTTGACCAATTAATAGCAGAATTTCCTAGAAAAAATAACCCAGAATGGGTTCACGTTTCTTTTTCATCGTCGGGGAATCAGAGAAATCAAATTCTAGTAGCACAAAAAATCAATGGTAAAACTGTATACATTCCTTATAAATCAGATAAAGATTTAATTTAATGGCTTATTTATACCGTCATATTAGATTGGACCTAGATCAACCTTTTTATATTGGTGTTGGACTGTCTAATGATACACTTTATAGAAGAGCTTATAATAGTAAAAACAGAAATAATTATTGGAAAAATATTGTTAATAAAACTAATTATGAAGTAGAAATTATTTTAGAAGATTTAACTAACGAAGAAGCATTTAAAAAAGAAATAGAATTTATTAAAATTTACGGAAAAAAATCTAATGGAGGTATTTTATGCAATATAGCAGATGGTGGAAATGGAGGTTTTTTAGGTAAAGATGTTAATATTTTAAGAAGTATAGCTCTTAAAGGACATAAACTATCTGTGGAAACTAAAGATAAAATCCGTAAAAAAGCTAAAGGAAGAAAAGCCTCTGCAGAAACAAAAATTAAAATGTCTAAAACACATAAAGACAAAAAAACTGGGCATTGGTTAAAAAGTGTGGGTCATTATAATGGAAGAGCTAAAAAAGTTTATCAATTTGATATAAGTAATAATTTTATTAAAGAGTGGGAGTGTGGTTCTTATGCATCTAAAGAATTAGGTATAAATAAAAGTTGTATATCTGAAGCTATAAAAGGAAACCAAAAAACAGCAGGAGGGTATATTTGGAAATTTTATAAATAGAAAGTATGAATAAAAATTTATTGTCAATTATTATAATTGTATTGTTTGGTCTGGTTATTCTCCAAAGATGTAACACAGGAGAAAAGGATATTCCAGCTCTTAAGATAGATACAGTGTTAGTTCCTATTCTTGTGCACGACACTGTACAGGCTAAACCAAAGCTAATTAAATCAAAAGCAGACACTTTATGGAGAGATAGTGTTAGAACAATTACAGACTCTGCTTCGTATAAAACTATTTTAGAAAATTATTATTCTTTGGGAGATAAGTATTATGAAAAAAATACATATCAAACAGAGTTTAAAATTAAAGATTATGGTTCTGCTATTGTTACAGACACTGTATTTAATAACAAATTAATAGGTACTAGTCTTATTGCAGATCTTTTAATTCCAGAAAAAACTATAACAATTGAAAAACCTATTCCTGCTAAAAATCAATTATATGTAGGAGGAGGAATTATGGGAAACCCATCTTCTATTATATCTGGAATAAATACAGGCTTATTGTTTAAAGACAAAAAAGACAAAATAATTGGAGTTTCTGTTATATATAATGGAAATATACAATATGGTATAAATTCTTATTGGAAAATAAAATTCTAAAAAATGGCAAAGTCAATAACTAAAGCAAACAAGATTTCTTTTGGAAAAAGAAAGTCTGGAAAAGCTAAGAAATCTTCTGGTCCTAAAGACAAAAAAGTATCTAAATATCAAGGACAGGGGAGATAATTAAATTAGTTATTTTCTCTTAATTAAAATCATTATTCTATTTATTTCAAGTTCATTGATTATATTAAAAAACAATATATCTTTGAACATTAAAATTTTGTATTGTGAGCATACCAAGTAAACAGATAGGCTGGAGCAATGAATCCAATCTCCTTTGGGGAATTTGGAATGATTTGAATAAAGTGAGCAAAGCTGTAAACTGTTGTACTAATAACAATAGCCCATCAAATCCTACAAATGTTGTACTACCGTCAGTAGCTTCAGATTCTTTTGGTAGACTTAGAGTGTCTGAACCTTTTACGCTTTTTGACTCTAGTCATAGATATGCAGATAATAATTTATGGTCTACACTAACTAATGTTGGTGGAACTGCAGTATTTAATCAAAATCAAGGATTAGTTGATTTAAATGTGACAGCAGCATTAAACTCTGAAGTGGTAAGAGAAACTATAAAAGTGTTTTCTTATCAACCAGGTAAGTCCCTTCTTGTGTTGAACACATTTGTAATGAGTCCAGCTAAAACTGGATTAAGACAACGCATTGGTTATTATGGAAATGATAATGGTTTTTATTTAGAACAAAATAATAGTTCTGTGTCTTTTGTAGAAAGAAGCATAGTGACTGGTTCTTTAGTTAACACCCCTATTTTACAGACTAATTGGAATGGAGATAAATTAAACGGTTCAGGACCTTCAGGATTAACACTAGATCTAACTAAAGCTCAAATTCTTTGGATGGACGTTGAGTGGTTAGGTGTAGGATCTGTACGTATGGGATTTGTAATAAATGGGCAATTTATTGTTTGTCACACATTTAACCACGCAAACCTAATTGCTAGTACATATATTACAACTGCCTCACTACCATTACGTTATGAGATTAAAAATAATACAGAAACTTCAGGAGTGAGTACATTAAAACAGATTTGTTCTACGGTTATTTCTGAAGGTGGTTATGAGCTTGCAGGATTACAACAATCTGCTGGCACATCTATTACAGCCGCTAGAACTTTCGCTGTTGCTGGTACTTACTATCCAATTGTATCTGTTAAACTTAAAACTGCAAGACTTGATGCTATTGTTATTGTAACAGCTATTTCCCTTTTAGGGATTGGTAATGGTAAAAGTTATCAATGGAGAGTTGTTGCAAGTGGAACAACTACTGGTGGATCTTGGACAGATGCTGGTGCTAATTCTGCTGTACAATATAATCTAACAGGCACTAGTGCAACAGGTGGAAGAATTTTAGCAAGTGGGTTTGTTAATTCCTCAAATCAAGGATCTCCATCAATAAATATATTAAAAGAAGCTTTATTTGCTAACCAACTAGAACGAAATGGATTAACAGGAACAGCTTATGAAATTATAATAGAAATGGCTGTAAGCACAGTTTCTGGTGGTGAGGGTGCATTTGCTTCTATAGACTGGGAAGAAGTTAGTAGATAGTAACAATAAAAAAAATATAAAAATGGCAATAATTTCTAAACAAATAGGACAGAGCGCAGAATATAATCTTCTCTATGAAATTTTAAAACAAATGCAGAGATTGAATTATTCTATAGGACAGCTCTTACCCTCTACAACCACTACAACCACTACTTTAGCTCCTTAATAAAAAAACCAATAACTACATATATGAAGGATCTCAGATTTATCTGTGTGCAACCTAGTGATAATTATTTTGTTTGGCAAGTACATTTATGGTTGGAAAGTCTTAGAAATATAGGACATTCAGATAAAGCCACGGTGCTTATTTTTAATCCTAAAAATAGATCTAAAAATACAAATTGGCAGAAGGTGATTGATCTTTACCCAGAATCTGAGTTCGCTTTTTATGACGATCTACATAATATAAATAGTCTTATTAGAATTTATATTCCTATAATTAGGCCCTATTGCTTAATGAGACACTTTAACGAACATCCAGAGTTAAAAGAAAAAGCAATATTTTATTGTGATAGTGATGTTATTTTTACAGAGAATTTTAATATAGATGCTTACAAAGAGGGTGATATTTGTTATCTATCTAATACAAATAGCTACATAAATGCTTCATATTTTGATAGTAAGACAAAAGATGTTCTTCCAGATAAATTAGAAGAATATAAAAAGAAGGACATTTTACAAGAAACTACGGTTTTAGCAGGTATTAATAGACAAATAGCAGAAGAAAATAATTCTCATTCTGGAGGAGCTCAATATTTTCTAAAGAATATAGATGGTAAATTCTGGGAAAAAGTCTTGTCAGATTGTATATCAATAAGACTTCATTTACAAAATGTAAACAAACAGTTTTTTGAGAGCGAATCTAAAGGATTTCAAAGCTGGTGTGCAGATATGTGGAGTGTGTTATATAATCTTTGGTATAATAAATTAGAAACCAAGGTGATTGCAGAAATGGATTTTGCATGGGCTACAGATCCAATTCAAAAATTAGATAGAGTGGGTATTCTTCATAATGCAGGAATAGTGAGTGACAGAGGAAATGGTTATCCTGCTTTTTATAAAGGAAAATATCATACAGGAACGGATCCTTTAAAAGATCCTTATTTACAAGAAATACTTAATAGTGAAGAAAGTAAGAAATTTTGTACTCATTATTATTTAACAAAATTGTTCGATATTAAACAAAAATATAATATTAATTATTAAAAAACGATTATTATGAGTAATAAGAAAGACTTAAAAGCCTTTGTTCGCTTTGATGGAAGCGGAAGAGTCGTTGCTGGTAGCTTAATTTTAAGAAGAAAAGCTCCTAAAGTGGGTAAATGGCATGAAATTCCTGCGTATGAATGTTGCAATCCAACAACTACCACTACTACAACAGTTGCACCAACAACAACTACCACCACTACAGCACCTTTATAAAATTAGATAAATGGCATTAAAATCATTATTTCCTGAAGACATGATAAAATCAACTGGGGGAGAACTTTCCCCAGATGTTGTAGCTACAAAGCTTACATATTTTGAGCTTCAATTACACAATTTACATTGGGCCACAAGAAGTTATGCAGAACATCAAGCTCTTGGCGGTCTTTATGATAAAGTGTTTGATTTTAAAGATGAGATTGTAGAAAAGATTATGGGATATACAGGCACTAGAGCTAAGATAGGAACATGTGCTCCATTTAAAGACTATGGTGTAGGTGTTTCAGAGCAAGTGGTTAGTGATTTGATTAGTTTTGCTAAACAACTTGAAAACTATGCATCAGCTAATAACATGCCTGATATTGAAAATATTGCTCAATCTTTAAGCGGAGAAGCAGCAAAAACTAAATATTTATTAACACTTAGTTAATGCAATTAAATAAGAAGTTTTTTCCTGAAGTGATGCAAGACAATGAGCTTGCTTATTTTCAGCATTTGATAGGAGTGATAGATTCTGTGGATGAACTTTCTACATTAGAAATAACAAAAAATCCATATTCATATCATTTTAGATTGGCCCCATCACTTCCTAAATATAATGAACTTCTTCTAGAGGAAATACTAAAACTACATAATATATTTCAAATAAAACTTAATATAAGCAAGAGTATAAAATCTAGTGCTACAATAGTTTTTGAAATTACATTAAATTAGTATATCTTTGTTTATAAACCAAAAATTAAATATATGTCAGATTTAAAAGTTGTTCCTCAGGAACCTAATCAAGAAACTCCAACATTCAATCCTAACAAGAAATACACTTGGTCTCAGGACACACAGTTTTCTTTATCTGGAGGAGAATTTGGATTTTTATTAAATTCATTGAGAGCAATTATTTCTACACCAGAAGCTCAAACAATTCTTTTAGCAAATAAAGCAGCTGATATTGTTGAGAATTTATTAGCAAATTCAGTGAAAGAAGGAATTGTAGTAGAGATTCCAGAATCTTCTAAAGAATTATAAAATTTATTAAAATGCCCAATGTTAAAAAAATTGTTAAATACCAAGCTGGAGGTGTAGCAAAACCAGCAAAACGTGTAGGACCTATAGATCCTAAAGGTGCTTGGACAAAGGTGCAAGAACGTACATTAGCTGATAAAAAAGCTCCTAAAGTGCCTCTTACAAAGGACAAACAATTAGGTGCTACAACAATGAAAAAAGGTGGTAAAGTAAAAAAAAACTGGATAGGTGATGTAGCTGCTTCTATTAAACGTAGGGGTACAGAGGGAAAATGCACTCCTATATCTAAACCAGGATGTACAGGAAAAGCTAAAGCTCTTGCAAAAACTTTTAAAAAAATTGCTGCAAAACGCAAAGCTAAATAAATGATATTTGAACCCAAAAACAGAGTGGAAGTGTCCACCTCTAAAGGTGATGGTGTCATTTGGATTATTACAGACTATGGTCATGAAACAGACACTATATACACTGTAATTATAAACTCTACAGGAGAACTTTGGCAATTTACACACCGTGATATTATAGTGAAACAGAATATAACATTTAAAAGAGATGGCTACAATAAAAAAACTTCTTAAAGATGCTCCTAGGATGAGAGGTGTCACCCCTGTTCCTAATGGGCCTCTTGTTAAAAAGAAAGGAGAATTTAAAGGCTCTACACTTAAAAATGGTGGTAAAACACCAGCCTGGCAAAGAAAAGAAGGTAAATCTGAATCTGGAGGATTAAATGCTAAAGGTAGAGCTTCTTATAATAGAGCTAATCCAGGAAAACCAGGATTAAAAGCTCCACAACCTGAAGGTGGTCCTAGAAAAAAATCATTCTGTTCAAGAATGTCAGGGATGAAAAAGAAATTAACATCTGCTAAAACAGCTAATGATCCTAATAGTAGGATTAATAAGTCACTTCGTAAATGGAAATGTTAACATGCCAACAATAAAAAAAATTAAGAAAGCTCAAGAAGGTAAAGAAATAATTAAAGGTTCTAGACCAGGACTTGGTGTATTTAAAACAGAAAAAGAAAGAACAACTGTTGGAGGTATTACAAAGCCTTACAAATATACAAGAACTTCTGTTGATACTACAGGGTACTCAAAAGGTAAACCTAGTTACACAGTGAAAACGCAAACAGGCGAAGGAGATAAAATATCTGGAAACATAGTAAAAAGTGAATCCTCTAAAAAGATATTAAAAAAAGAAGTTCCTTCAACTTTAGAATCTTTGAAAATGAAGAAAGGTGGAATGATCAAACGTGCTGACGGCTCATATTCTAAAAGAGGATTATGGGACAATATTAGAGCTGCTAAAGGATCTGGTAAAAAACCTACAGCGGCAATGCTGAAACAAGAGAAAAAAATTAAAAGCCAAAAAGGGAAGTAAAACCCTGCCAAATTCGGTAATTCTTAAATAAAATAACTATGGCAACTATTAAAAAAAGCACAGTAAAAACTCTTAAAAAAGCCCAATGGGGATCTACCACTAGTGGAAAATGTGCTGTCACTAGAAGTAGAGATAGAGATGAAAGAGAAAATGAGCGTTTAATGCGGAAAGATGAAAGGATAGGAAACAGAGAAATTAGACGTGCTGAAAGAGAGGTGAAAAGAGATGAACGTAGAGAAGCTAGAGAGGCTAAAAAAGAAGCTAAATACGATAGACAAAATAACCTTCCAGAACAAAAAAATGGTGGTAAAATAGTTAAGAAAAAATTAGCTGTTAAGTCTTCTTCTAAAAAAATTGTTAAATCTATAAAAAAGAAAAAATAATGGCAACTGTAAAAAAAATTAAAAAAGCTCAAGCTGGTAAATCTGTTAAACCTACGGCTGATAGTTCAGCTTATTATAAAAAGGAGATGATGGATAATTATGAAGCAGCTGCAAGGAATATGAGCTCTCCTAAGTACTCTGAAAGTGCTTTTAAAAGGGCTAAACAATCTAGCTCAGACTTAGATAGACAGTCTAAAAAAGGAAAACCTGGTTATGATGCTAATGGATTTCCTTTAAAAAAGCAAAAAATGGGTGGTAAAACTGTTAAAGCTAAAAAAGGTGGTTCATTCCCTGATCTTAACAAAGACGGTAAAATAACTAAAGCTGATATTCTTAAAGGTAGAGGTGTTATTGCTAAAAAAGGAATGAAAGTAGAGAAAGCTCAAGTTGGTACAACTATTAAGCAATCAAATGCTAACACGCTGAAAGAAATTGCAGCAAGAGAAAAGAGAATTGCAACAAGAGATAGTATAAATCAAGCAAAGTCTTACACTAACAAAAGAGCTAATAAAGTTATTGGTAAAAATAAAATGGGAGGAAAGGTTAAAAAATGTGCATATGGTTGCAAGTAAAAACATGACTGCTGGTAAAGCTAAAAAATCTGGTAAACCCAGAAAAGCTCCTAAAGTGAAAAACTCTAGGCCTGATGCTAATTTTATGAGGGAAGCAGATACTAAGTTGCGACTTAAGAGCCCGATGCTTCCTATGAAGCAAAAACGTCTTTCAAAATAAAGAAAAAAGCCTTTCGTAATTGAAAGGCTTTTTTATTTTATGATATTAACTGTTTGTAATAGTCTTCTTTAAAATGAGGGTTTAGTATTATCTCTCCCCTCTCTTTGGTTCTTATTAACTTATCAGTGTTATTAAGAATTGTGTCAGAAGATTGTTTTCCCCATCCAGAAATATGATAAGTGTTCATTCCCCATCTATAAATCATAGTGGGGAATTTTAATGTAAATATTTTAGCATTATGATGGAAAGTTATATCAACATCCTCATCACCACTTTTATCTGGAAATTTTATTCCATCTAAATATTTCTTAGAGTAGACATTACCATTATTTATGTTATCAGATAACTTTTCAAACTTATTGTTTACAAAAAAATAGTGGCTATCACTTCTGTAAATATCATAATCAGCATCAATATTAACTCCATTTTTTACAATACCTAGAGAATTGGGCCCTAAAAGATCATCATCATCTAACCTATAAATATAATTATTTTGACATTGTTTATATCCCCATTCCAGTTTTTTAGAAATAGAAGGAAATCTAAATTCCGTATTTATTATTTTTACATTAGGATGGTCGTATATATATTTTACATCAGGACTGTCATTAATTACAACCATTTCATCTCCTTCTTGAAAATTCCGAAGAAAAGACTGTATAGCTTCCTCAAGTAGATGGTGCCTTTGGTATGTTATGGTTAGAACAGAGATCATTAGATGGTTGTTTGGTTATAAAATTTAACAGCATCAGCAGGCTCCAAGTATATCTCACTTTGGAAAGTGTTGCGCTCTCTTTTATAACCTCTCATTTTGTTTGTCTTTGGATCAACATCAGGTACTTGTTGAGCTCTCTCATGGAGATCATCAAGTAGCACTAACATTCTCCCATCTTCCATAGTGATGGTTCTCACCACTTTTTCAATATTAAAACTATCTCTAAATTCTTTGAATTCAGGATTTTCTGGTGTTCCAGATACAAGCTCTTTACGGGTGTAAAAGAATTGATTTTTCATATTTGTTTTTGGTTTATAAGGACAATTGAGGCAACCATTGCCACAACAATATCCTCTGTTTAATAAAAATTCTCTGCTTAATGGTTTATTTGCCATATTCAAAATCTAAAATCTTTCCTACAAGATCACTTCTATGATTTTCTTTTAGTTTAATATATTGTATTCCTTCTATTTTTTTAGAAAGTTCAATAACGTAAGAAAGACCATTCATACTCCCATCTCTAATATCTGTTTGCTCAAGATCCCCATTAATAACAATCTTTCCTGTCTTACCTATTCTTGTTAAAATAGCTAACATTTGAGCTTTAGTAAGGTTTTGCGCTTCTTCGACAATTAATATATCATCAATAGTTTTACCACGGATAAATTGTATAGGATAGGCTAATATTTTGTTTTCTGATATTAGTGTTTCTATCTTTTGGCTATTATAACATTTATTAAGATTTTCAATAAACGCTTCTAAATAAGGGTTAAATTTTTCTGAAAGTCCTCCAGGAAGAAATCCTAATGAATTACCCACTTCTATAGTGGCCCTAGTAACTAACACCTTCTCACATTGCTTTTTAAAAAGAAAGTCTAAAGCCACTTGTGCGCATACTAAGGACTTTCCACAACCAGCTCTTCCAGTAATAACTACTATTTGATTTTCCCTGATAAGTCTTTTAGCTTCTTTTTGTTCTTCATTAAGTTGTATTTCATACTTAATTTCATTCTTGCGTTCTCTGTTAGGCTCCTTCATATTTGGCTTTTAAAGTGTTTCTTCTTTCGTTAATTTCGTGAAATCTAAATATATCCATCTCCACTTGATCATGTTCTTGCCAAGTGAGAAGTATTATATTATCTTCATCAAATTTAGCTTCTGGATGCTTTCCTTTTGGTAGTATGTGGTGAAAATATATACTTAAAGGTTCTGGCCCAATATAGTCTCCACTAATTTCTGACTTATGGGGTTTTTTATCCCAAATACTTTTGAAAAAAGTACGCATTTTTTCATATTCCTCGTCTTTTGTACTACTCATTTTTCCTTTATTTAAACTTCTAGTTACTAATAACTTTTTTCTTGGTTTGTGGTTTATACAGAGTTTGTCGCTCCACACTGGATTATTACAACCAGGCATTTTACAATTTGATCTCATTATGGTTTTATTTGTGAAAAATTATATACACAAGACCTGTCTCTGTTTATTAGTTTAGAAGCTTTAGAAACAGAATACCTTTCTTTAACAACTATAGTACAAAATTCTACTAAAGCTTTTCTTTCTTTACATCTATTCACTTTATGAACTTTATAGCTTCTATTTCTAATTACATCTAAATCAGCATTGTGTTTATTTATACAATGTTCAAAAATATCTTCTAAAGATTCTTCAGGAATTTCAATCACCTCTATTTTAGAATTTTTATCTATACCATTCATTAATTGCCAATCAATTTCTAATTTTCTTTTAAAAGTTTTATAGAAGTCTCTTTGGTACTCTTTCACTTTTGATAATTCTACTGCTGTCATATATCACTTTACTTTTTTATAATATAAATATCCCACTCTTATATTATACATATCTATAAAAAAATTGATATTATTTTTGTAAACAACATCTTTATTCTTTTTGTATTCCTTTTTAAGACGATCTATTTCTTTTCTAAGGTCAGCAAGATTTGTATATTGTTTCTTAAATATATCCAATTCTTCGTCTTTAATAGAAGTGATAATACTAGTACTCAGACTCATTTCTCTTCAGTTTTTTATCTATCAAATGTACTATAAAATTAGATGGTATAGAAATATTATAATTTATTTTCCATCCTATTACAAGTTCTTCTAGATCTGCTGTCAACACTCCTATCCAATTAGTAAAAATGTTTCCTGAATTGTTTTGATATTTATACATATTTTAAAATTTAAAGGAGGGAAAATAAATTCCCTCCTTATTATTTGTATTAGTTACCAGTGCTACCAAATCCACTATCGTTTCTACTTGTTTCTGAAAGTTGTTCCACTTCTACAAATTTAACATAAGGATGTGGGATCACCATTAGTTGTCCCACTCTCTCGCCAGGAGAATAGATATTACGTACACCACTTGCTAGAACACCATTCCCCACTAGTTTAAATCTAAACTCTAATTCTCCTCTATATCCAGAATCTATCACTCCTACAGAATTACATAATAATAATTCTTTTTTACTTATGCTGCTTCTTGGGAATAAAAGTCCTACAAATCCCTCTGGAATTTCAATAGCAATTCCTGTTTTGTATGATACATATTGATTATCATAATTCACTTCTGTTGCTGTAATATCCATTGCAGCATCCCCTTCTTTTGCATAAGAAGGAATTATTGCATTTTTATGCAATTTTTTAATCTTCACTTGTAGACTCATCTGTTTCTGTTTTAATTTCTGTGTTATTAATTTTGTTAATAATTTGACTTTTTAGACTATTATAAAACTCTTCATTGTCTAACAACATTGCTTTAAATTCTTCAACATCATATTTTGTCTCTCCAAAGGTGATAGTCTTACCCCATTTCTTAATAATCTCAAAATCTGAGGCAAGTTCCATTATCTCTTTAAGCTTATCAATTCCCACACCATAGACTATCTCAAATTGAGAAAGTCTATAAGGAGGAGACATTTTATTTTTTATAGCTTTTATTTTAGTTATATTACCATAATTAACATCTCCGTCTTTTGCAAGACTCTTACTCACTTCTATTCTACAATCAGAATAAAATTTTAAAGCATGTCCTCCTTGTGTAGTGGTAGGATTACCAAACATAACACCTATTTTTTCTCTATACTGGGAAACAACAATAACACAAACATTATGCTCAGAAAGAGCTGTTTTAAGTTTTGGATAGGCATTACTATTTAGTAAAGCTTTTTTACCAATAGAGCTATCTCCTACATCACCATCTAACACTTTTTTAGGAATTAGTGAGCTATCAGAGTCAATAATAACAAGATCAATTGTTCCTGAATTAATCATTTCCATAGCAATATTAAATCCTTCTTCTCCGCATGATGGTTGAGCAATTAACATTTTTGTTGTATCTACACCAATTGCCTGGAAATATTTTTTATCAACAGCGTGTTCACCATCAATATATAAAGCCACTCCTCCTGCTTTCTGGCATTCAGCAACAACATGTCCACAGATTGTTGATTTACCTGAATTATGTACTACAATACCCTCAGCAATAAAATTATTATAAGGAAAATAACATTTAATATCATATGTTTCCATGTTTCCTACAGATTTGATACTAACTATTTCATCTTCTACAACAACAAATCTTAAATTATTATGATTATTTAAAGCATGTAATTTAGCATGTTCACTATTTTGTATTAATTGTAGATTAGAAATATCATTGTTTTTAGTATTTTCATCTATATGATGAATATCAAATTCTTCAGGTATAGTCCAAAAATTATTAGGCAAACTAGTTATCCCACTATTTAACATTTCTTTATATTTATCATAAGTCATGTTATTCATATTAGCTTCAAAAACTAATCTATGGATTTTTTCTCTAAAATAATCAAACCCATTAATTTTGCGTGGGTTTCCTTTGTAATACCATTTCATTGTAGTTTCTTCATATTTTGAACGTGTTCTTTTTTTAGAACATTTCCAAGAAGTATTATTGTGTACAAACACTATGTCTCCAACTTTTAATTTTTCAAGTGGAATATAACTCTCTCCAGAATAAAATTTATGATCTTTTGTAGCTTTAATTTTAAATCCTTTTTTAGTGATAACTTCAAAACACTCTTTTACTCCTGATTTTACTACATCAGCTATTTGATTTCTAAACACTCTATCATGTTCATTGATAGAAGTTACATTAAATATTGTATTTTTTGTTTCTTCAGATCTATTATGAAATCTTTCATAAAGATTTTTAATTGTGCCACCTTTACAATCTTGTACAATTCCATCAGGTCTAACATTAATAAATTTAATATAAGTGTCTTCTGCTAGGCAACCTTCCCAGCCCATCAATTCATATAGTTTACCCTTAACAAATCCTCCTACACCTAATGTAACATTATCAAATCCAATACTTCCTGTACTTATAACATCATAACTTTCTGTATTGTTATTGTCTAATGTAAGCACTGTTCCAACACCATATGTCTTATTTAATTTGTCTAATGCTTCTTGAAATTTTCCTTTGTTTTCTGAAGCTGTTTCCTTTGATTTTGCCATATTTTTATTTTATTCTTTAAACAAATGTACAAAAAAATCCTTAATAATCCCCAACGATTCCACAAAAAAATAGCCCCTTATATGTAGAAACATTAGGGGCTTTTCATTATTAATCGGAAATCAAAGGAAATATTATTTATTATTTTTAATCATATTGTAAAACGAAGATACAATATTTTGTACTAAATTATCGTGTTTCATTATTATAAATTTATTTCGCAATTATTCCCAGCACATGCAGCAATAGCTCCAAAATCCACTGTATCATCTAATTCTACCACTTTTGTAAGATCTATGGAATTTAATGAAGATATACGACTATTATATTCCTCTTCTGTAATGTCTTCAAAAGGAGCTTGAGCATAACTTCCTCCAAAATAAGGCAATACACTAAGACCATTGTAAAACTCCTGATTGTCCCACATCCATTCACCTACTATTTGCCACTCATCTTTTTCCCAAACATCACCGTGCTCTAAATGGAATGGATATTTTCTATTTTTATCAATAGAAATTGTAGCACTTACATTATGTGTGTTATCCCCATTAACATGTCCTGGTAGGATCCATTCTTGGGAAAATCTTTTAACACGCTCTAATGTATCTACAGCTGTTTCTGTTCTAAAAATAGACCCTTCTGGGGCTTTAACAGGAATCCTTACACATAATGTATCTTTTGGTCTTAATACATCATCCTCACATAGTTCTGGATGATTTATTTCCAAATACATAGCAATGTCCTCATTCTTATTAAAACGCATTGTTCTTAGATAATAAGGAGCATGCCAAGCATGAATACCACTAGCTGTTCCTAATACACAAGATGTTGTTCCTGAGGGTTTTATACATGTAACACGAGCTGCTTCATTTGTTCCTATAACAGCAGAAATTGTAGAATTTACATTCTTTGCTACAGCAGCAGCTATATCTAAGTTGTATTTCAATATTTCCCCAGAACCAATTCCAGTCATTCCTATTCCTAATAAAGCATCTTTATCAGTGGTTTGTTTCCATATAGGACGTAAATAATGGAAGTCTGTAAATCCAGCTTGTAATGTACCAAAGAAAGCAGCTACACCAGCTCTTTCATTAAGATCTTCCTGGCTAGTTATATCACTTACATTGAGCTCACATAAATTACAGAATTGGAATGGTCTTAATCCTATTTCGCAGCATGGATTGGTGCCCCAATCTTTATTATTAGTCCAATAAAGACCTGGTTCTCCTGATCCACTAGCTTCAATCCTTTTCCAAAGATCAAAGAATTCTGTTTCTGATACATTATTTCTTTCTAAAACAGCACTATTATTAGATCTACCACGTTGCTCATTTAATTCCCACCAGTTTCCGTATTTACATGTAATCATTTCTTCGTCATCATGGCTAAATAAAGAAATCATAGCACTTCTTCTTATCCCCCCACTTAATACAGAGTTAGCAATGTGGCACATAATATCGTGACATTCTAAAGGAGATAATTTTTGGCCCACTTCTTTTCTATCTAACACAGCCTGTATATGGGCCAAACATAATTTTAATGGTTCTGGACCAGGTGCTTTTCCTCCAGCAGTGATTAATCTGGCTCCTTTATGTCTAATAGCTCTAAAATCAAATGTTGGCATAAAAGATCCTTCTAAATAAGCTTTCATAAGTACTTTTACAGCATCTGCCCAGCCCATAATAGAATCTTCTATTAAATAATTTCTTTTTTTCCCTGGTTTTGTTATCTCTGGGAGTTGATTTACATGATGTTTTTGAACTGAAAATCCAACACCTGAACCCCCTAGTAATAAGAACATTGTCTCACTGAAGCTATACAGACTATCAATAGGTAAATAAGCACAATTATAACCTCTTGCATTATTAACTTCCATAGCTGGCCCAGCAAACTGTAAAGCTCTCATTGAAGGAAGAACCTTCCTCTCTCTAATAAACTTAGCACTATCAATAATAGCCACTTCTAATTTAGGATATTTCTTAATCAGCATCTGCTCATATCTATCCACTATTTCATCCCAGGTTTCTCTTCTTTTTTTCTCTGGAACATACTTACTGTATTTTGAAAACACAGTTATTTTACTCAACGCATCCAATCCTAAATCCATAAATTTTGTTTTTTTTTTGTTAAAAAATAAGGGGTTGCAAATATACTTTGCTTCCCCTTATAAAACAACTACATATAAAAATATTACTTAACCATTTTCCTTATTTTAGCTCCCAATACAGTATCATCTGGTTCTTCTCTAACCAAGGTGATTAATTTTTCTAAATAAAGGCTAAGATCCATAGCTTCCTCTTGAGCATGAAGCAGATAATCATCAGAATTGTTGTTTTCTAGTGTAGAATTATACTTACGTATTCCTACAGCACTTCTTGTTTGGTATTTTTCAACCACTTGGTCCACTATTTTATCCTTCATGAGTCTTTCTTTTTATAAGTTCATTTTCCACTGTAAGTAGAAAATTTAAGTGTTTTTCTACTTCTGCTTCTATAATATACCCAATTTTACCAATAATTTCTCCTAAATTAGTATAAAATCTAGAAGAATCAAACTTTATTTTAATTTGGCTATATTCGAACCCTGGAATTTTAATTAATTCCTTAAACATTGCATCTAAATAAGTTATTACAGCAGGGTAGGAAATACTTAATCCATAGTGCCCTTCCTCTAAATAATCTTTGTATTTTTCGTTAAATTCCTGTGTTGTCATTATCATCATCATTATTAATGTTTTGTAGTTTACTTAATTCATGTTTTAATACACTTACAGTGTATCCCTTATCATATTTAGTCTTAGGATCTAACATTTTAATCCTTTCGGCCAACTCTTCTCTTAGTCCATCTTCATAAAATTTAGATTCAATAGCTTCAGCAAGGTTATTCATCTGTTCTGTACCATATATAGATATTCTAAGATCAAACCAATCCCATTTTGTCTTATAATCATTGATAGATAATCCTTTAGTCAATTTACGTTTTAAATTGTGCAATGTTCTATTACGCACTCTAACAATAGAATTATCATCACCAAATAAATGTAAAAATCTTAATATCCACCTAGGACACCATTTAGGCCTTGCTTTGTAATCCATGAATATTACCAATGGTTCCATTGCTTCAAATATTCCACCTTTCTCTCTCCAAGGAACAGAGCCCAAATAATGATATTTTTCATAAAAGTTTTTTGGAAAAAATACAGCTCTAATATCATCTAATGTAATATTACGAGTGTGAATAAATTTGTATTTCTTGCCTTTAAAAAGGACAACATCTTTTATATTCATAAATTATTTAATTTAATTTGTCCATCTACAATAGTTAAATATTCTTGACTATCATCTAATGTATCTACAAAATAATAACGTCCTCCAGACGATTTTCCTTCAAAATCAATATGTTTCCTATGTGTATGCCCCACTATTTGGATATACTTGGATTTTAATTCACTCTCTTTATTAGCTTTTAATAAAGCTGTTGGTCTAATCCATATAGGAGTTTGTTTTACATGGTCTCCAAGACCGCTAAAATCATATGGAGAAAAGTCAAAAAGAAGAGGTTTATATTTAAATAACTCATTCAAAGTTAAATCAATATCATCTATATTATATCCATCTTCTCCAAACATTTCTCCCATAAAATGTTCACTCACTCCTGCATGTGTAAATAAAAAATGATCCATTGTATAAGCCATTTGTAAATGGTCTCTGTTTTCATTAACAACTTGACTAATATTTGGAGCTAATCCACCTTGGTACCCACTAGTTCCATTATAACCAATTTCTGGATAATAGTGATAATCATGGTTACCTATAAGTAAGATGACCTCTGATTGTTCGGACTTTTTATACTCTATAACTTCTTTAAAGTTATGAATTTGGTCTAAGCCTGGAATATCAAATGAATCAAAGTAGTCCCCCAGAAAGACTATTCTATCTGGGGATTCTATTTCTATCATCTGTTTCCACACACTTTTCCCATGTATATCTGGAATAATTAGTGTTTTCATATCTGATTAATATTTAACCATTTTTCTTCTAGAACAACTTTTTCCTTTACAATCAACTGTCCCTGTCTTTTTCTTACAGGAACAATGGCACTAAGTCTATCACTAGTGGTGACAGTGGCTCTATAATTCCCATTACAAATAAATGTTTCTCCATTTTCTTTTTTAGCTATAGCTCTTCCAAATAAATACATATAAACACTACCATCATTTTCAATTCTCACTTCTGTATTAGATTTTTTAAATCTATATCCATTATTAAAAGCTTGTCCAGCTTTTTCTGTTATTTTTCTCATAACATATCATTTAGCATTTTTAAAGCTTCTGAAACAGCTTCTTTTTCTGCTTCTTTTCTTGTTTTAAAATGTGTTGTATTATTAATATTATTAATACAATAAGAAAAGAATACATCTCCTAAAGAACTAATATTTATCTCTACAAACATTTTATGATTGTCTAGTACATCAAATGCTGCTCTAGGCTGAGCATCTAATATTTTTCCCACAGTCTCGTTGCTAATATTCTGTTGTCTAGCAAACTCTTTAAAATCTTCTGGAATAGATGCATCATCTATTTTTTCTAGCATTTGGTTTAAAAACCATTGTTTTAAAACAATAGCTGATTTATCATACTTTTCTAGTAGTTCTATCATGTTCATAATTTAAATTTAAAGCTTTAGCAATTCTTGTATGTTTTAATTCCTCTCCATTTTCTTTC